AATAATATTACTATAGTGCTCCCCTCCCAGTAGAAAAATAAATACATAGCGCATATTTTTCTTTGTTTTTATGGGACGATCTCCGTTTAATTCTCCCTTTAATGCTGTATCTCGTCGTTCCGGGCGTAGTTCTTATCCTACTCCTGGCTCTATTGCTCGTATGGGGGCGGGGTATGTCGCAAGAGGAGTCTTGAATTCTCCTTATGTGCGAGCTGCTACAGGTGCATACCAAGTTGCTAGAACTGGTATTAAAGCATATAAATCTGCTCGACGGTTATTTACGAATAAGAAAAGTCGTGGCAGTAGTACTGGTACCGGCAGTACTACTGCTGGAAGGGGCCCCATTGATTATGGGCGTATTAAATATGCTGGCAAATTTAAGAAAGCTCGTACTGTTAAATCACCAAATTTATTCATATCCAAAGGATTTGAAAACACTACGGAAGTAGTTGGTACTGTAACTGACCCCAATTGTGTTTATATTGCCGCTAGTGCGTCTTCATCTATATGTGCTGTTGAAGCAATTGCGCAAGCATTGATTCGTGCAGCATATGAAAAGTGTGTTGGTGAACCTGTTACGAATATTCGTAACGTGTTACGTGGTTATAATAACATCACTCAGCCGTGGGCTGATGGTGATGGGTTTCGATTTGAAATGACCTGGGTTAATGTATCCACATTAGCTGAAGGTCGTGTCGTTCATACCACAAATGCAACTGATTCTATCTACTCAATGGTTGGTGAGTTGCAGGCTGGAATTGCTCCTACTTGGCCTACCCTTATAACGCAGCTTAAGCATTGGTGTTCCGGCACCGCCGGAGTCACTAATGCTGAATTGCCAATGCGATTCAGCTGTTATAGGCAGGATGGAAATGTGCAACTTTTCTATCTTGGTTCCGGAAGTATCGATCTTCGTAACGTGACTGTTCATTATCATTCTAAAATTGATTTAAAACTCCAGAATCGGAGTTTAGCGGCTGATGGTGGTGTTGAAAGTGATAATGTATCTGCTAATCCTTTAATTGGTTATAAGTATGAATTTAACCATGGCAGTCCGTACTTTAAAAATGTCGATAATGCTTCTGGTACTGCTGTCGTTTCCCGAATATTTGACCTTGGTGGTGTTGCATTAGCTCGTGGTGGTAATTTTGGTGCCACGTCTGTTATGCGTGAACCTCCTAAACCACAATTTTTTAATAATTGTGTAAAATCTGTCAAGGTCACATTACCTGCTGGCGATTTGAAGTATACTAAGTTAGCTTGGAAAGCTAATCATCCATTTCTTAAGATGCTTCAGATTATTAATTGCCAGGATGATGGTGGTGCTGTCAGACAAACTGTTAGATCACCTGGTAAGTGTGTTATGTTTGCGTTGGAAGATATGATCAACGTAAATGCTCTACAAAATATCCAAGTCGTTTATGAAATTAACCGTGTTACTGGTTGTTATATCACTGAAAAGAAACCAAAGGTTGCTCAGGGTACGTTTACTGCTTTGACTCGAAATGAACCATAATTTATTTCTGATTAAAAAAACTTGTCCAGATCAGATTTAAAACACAATAAAAGCTGACTTCTTCTCTTAATAGCAGGTAACTCGTGAGTGACTGGATAGGTGTTGCAAGTGAACACCTTAGGAGTTCCTGCCGGAATTCTGACTGTACCATACCTAACATGAATTGACCGAGCATTTTCAGTATCTAACAAGTGGATCTGAGATGTCTCGGGCATATGGTTGATTGTTACATCATCAAATAAAATTGACTTGTGATATTCAACTCTGAATTTGCGCAAGTCATCTAAATGCGAAACAAATAGAATTGGTTTTGGCATCATCTGCTTTGCCCAAGTGGTTTTACCAATACCTGATTCTCCTATAATCAATAGAGTCTTCTTTTGATCCCATACTAATTTATCAACTACTCTTTGAAATTTACTATCAATAGAACCGCAAATATCATCCCCGAAACATATAGACATACTATTATCTTCGTGAGCCAGTGCCCAGATGTCCTTGGCCATTTGGTACTGGTTTACACTGCAATATGCTAGAAAGTTGACTAGATCAAGTGACTTTGCTAGTTCTAGCAATTCGGTTGGCTCTAGTCTATCTGGACCTTTCTGCTTCTCTTCTAGTTCTCCTTGTTCAATAAAGTCTCCATCTTTTTTCACATACTTGACCCAATCCCTGAATCGTCTGGCTGACTGGACATTAGGGTGAAAGGACTGCTCAGTGTTCCCCTCCCTAATGTCAAATGCTCTCTCATCTCTGGTGCGAAAGCTGCTGGCAAACTGAATGCCGGCATGGACATGTGGACTACCGTCCTTATGGCTCTCGGCGCACGCAACAATATAGGTGACGGAGGCGGCGTCGAGGGTTTTGGAGAGCTGGGCGATGACGTGTTCTGGTTTGACATTGCAGTGTGGGTAGGTTAAACAGAGAGATTTAGTGTTAATCTGAAATGGCATAAAAAAATACCTTATAAACCTGCCCTTTATCTGTTCAAATATATATTTTCATATCACTTGTGGTACAACAAAGTGTTAGTAAATAAAAATTAAACCATCCCACGAAGTGGGGGTTAGGGTTAGGGTCAGGGAGCGAAGCTAGGAGGGTTAGCACTATACTAATAATATTACTATAGTGCTCCCCTCCCAGTAGAAAAATAAATACATAGCGCATA